GAGCAGTCTGATGACCCGACGGTGATGGTGACGCTCGCCGACGTGTGGGTGTTGACGAACCCGAACCTGTCGAAAGTGCCGAACATCCTGTCGTGGGTTCCTATTGACCATGTGAACCTCCCGCCGAAAGTTGCGGAGTGGCTGGCGAAGGACAACGTGACGCCTATCGCCATGTCGCAGCATGGGAAGCGTGCGTGCGACGAGGCCGGTATCGACTCGGTCTACATTCCTCACGCGCTAGAGAAGCATTGGAAGCCGTCTCCGGTTGAGGATGACCCGTGGCCCGGACGGTTCGTCGTGACGATTCCGAACGCGAACAAGGGTGTGTTCCCGTCACGGAAGGCGTGGGGTGAAAACCTGCTGGCCTTTTCTGTGTTCGCTAAGAAGCACCCTGAGGCGATGCTGTACCTGCACACGGAGGCACGGTCAGGTGTGGGCATTGACCTAATCGAGTTGGTGAAGGCGCTCGGGTTGACACCGGAGCAGGTGACGTTCGCTAATCAGTATGAACACCGGATGGGTGTCCCTGACGACATGATGGCTTGCATTTACACGCGCACGGACGTGCTGCTGTCGGCTACCGCCGGGGAGGGGTTTGGTCTGCCGGTGTTGGAGGCACAGGCGTGCGGGACTCGGGTGGTCGTGTCGAACTTCAGTGCGCAGCCTGAGTTGGTCGGTGACGGGTGGGTGTGTCAGGTGCAGCCGCAGTGGAACCCGGCGCAGTCTCAGTGGTTCTGCACTCCGCTGGTTCATTCGATTGTGGAAGGTTTGGAGGCTGCGTTCGACGCGGGCGGGGGTCATTCGCAGGCTGCCGCAGATTTCGCGCAGACGTATGCGGCTGACGACGTGTTCAGGGACAGGTGGGTTCCGCTGCTGGAGGGGCTGGCATGATTCCGATGCTGGTCGTCCCGACGTTGACCCGCCATGACCTGCTAAGTCGGATGCTCGCTTCGGTGGACTGCAAGGTGGGGCATCTCGTGGTCATTGACAACTCGGGCCGCGGGATTGTCGGCGGGTCGGGTCCGTGGGAGCGGATGACGGTCCTGCCGATGCCTGCGAACCTTGGCGTTGCCGGGTCGTGGAACCTTGCGGTCCGGCTGGCGCATCGGGAGCCGTACGTGATGGTCGGTTCGGATGACGTGACGTGGCCTGCTGGCGCGCTCGCAGGGTTCGCTCAGGTCGCGTCAGAGGACAGTCTAGTCGTGTCGGGTACTTGGCCTCACTGGTGTGCGTTCGCGCTCGGTATGCGCGTCGTGCAGAACGTCGGCCTGTTTGACGAGGGGTACTACCCGGCCTACTACGAAGACACGGATTATGAACGTCGGATGGCTGAGGTGGAGTTGCCGGTCGTGCATGGCCCGGAGGTCGGGCATGACAACGCTTCGACGCTGTTGACGAAGGACAGCGGGTTCGGGAGTAAGAACTGTGCGACGTTGAAGAAGAACGGGATTCTGTTTGCTAGGAACGAGCAGCACGGGTTCGACCCGTACCGGTGGAGGGACCAGTCGTGGACCTGAGTGCGCTGAGGGATAGTCGGAAGGGTGAGACGGCTTGGGTGTTTGGGTCGGGCGGCACGCTGAACCATCTTGACCCGGCATTCTTTGCGGACAAACTGGTAGTGGCGACAAACTGGTGCGCTCGGGATTTTGGTGTAAAGCCGGACTTTGTGTTTTCGAACTATCACTCGCCTGACCTTGTTAAGATGGCTTCCGGCGTACCGGTGGTCACTTTGGATAGGGACACGCTGACGCAACAGGCGTGGCAAGGTGACGTTCCGGACAATTTAGTGCGTATCCCGCAGGACTCTTACGTCGGCCCGTCCGACCATTGGGACGTGTTCGGCAGGCACAAGCCACGGGCCGACTCGCTGGCCTACGGTTCGTCCAGTCTGCACGGTGCGATGCATCTTGCCGCGTGGATAGGTGCAGCACATTTAGTGATGGTCGGTGCTGACTGCGGGCTCCTAGACGGTCAAGCAAACCTTGACAAGCATGTTGGGTTTGACAATGACGAGCATCAAGCGCGCATCCTGTCCCTGTACCGGCGTGACCACGAAACGATGAAGCGTTGGCTGGTCGAAACCTACGGGGTTACGGTCTACTCGCTGAACCCGTTTATCAACCTGAACCTAGAGGGCCATACGTTCACAGGGCCGGACGGAAGGTACTGACATGCTGAGCCGTCCTGACAGCGGGCTAATGACAGGCGACCTTGACCGTGCCGTCCTGTCTTACGATGAGGACGAGTACCGGTCAGCGATGACGGCGCACCGAGGACTGTAGACTCAGCAAGCCCGGAGGTCACCCATGTCGAACTACGCCACACTGTCACAGGTCAAATCTGCGCTGCGTATCACCGACCAGATTGACGACACGCTGCTCGACACTGCCATTTCTGCGGCGTCACGCTGGATAGACGGATACACCGACCGTGCGTTCGGCAGCGCCGCAGCAGGCACGTCCGTGTATATCCCGACAGGCCGGATGGACGACCTCGCGATAGACGACATTACGACCATCACGTCCATTGCCATTGACGAGGACTTGGACGCGACGTTCGGGACGACCCTGAACGCCATCGACTTTCAGGCGCTCCCGGCCAACGCACGGTCCGGTGGCATCACGTTCCCGTACTCGCGCATCCGTCCGCAGGGGGACGGCTACTGGCCCATGTCTTTCGACCGGCGCACGACCGTCCGCATCGTCGGCACGTTCGGCTGGCCCGCCACACCCGACGCGGTTCGTGAGGCCACAATCCTTCAGGCATCCCGCCTATTCACCCGGCTCGACTCACCGCTCGGTGTGGCAGGGTTCGGAGACATGGGTGCAATGCGCGTGTCTTTCAGGGGTGACCCTGACGTCGCGATGCTGCTCGCCCCCTACCGTCGCAACCGTTTCTGATGGCCAACGTCAAAGACCTGAGGGCAGCACTCGCAACCGCTATGGGCACCATCTCCGGCTTGCGTACCAGCGCAACGGTGCCTGACTCGCCTAAGCCACCCATCGCCGTAGTGATGCCGGACCGAATCGTGTACGACCTGAACGCGGGGCGCGGCGCAGACACGTTCTTCTTCACCGTCCTGCTTATTGTCGCTCGGGCAGATGACCGGGCGGCACAGAACAACCTTGACGCTTTCCTCACAGGTTCGGGGTCTATCAAGGCTGCCATCGAGGTTGACCGGACGCTGGGTGGTGTGGCGAACACCTGCCGGGTTACTGAGATGAGTAACTACACTTCGCTGCCGGTCGGTGAGGTGCTGTACCTTTCTGCTCAGTTCAACGTGGAGGTCATCGCATGACGTGGAAAGTTCAATCAGGACGGCTTGCTTGGCCTGCCGGAACGGTGGTCGGTGTTAGCGACCTAGCAGGGTGTAACATCGTGGCGCTGGTTCAAGGTAGCCATCTTGCTCCAGTAGAGAATAAGCGGACGCCTGCTGAGCAGGTGATGGATAACCCGATACTAGAGAAGAGTCCGGCTAAGCCGGTTGAGACGGCTAACGAGCCGAAGGAGTCGTAGACATGGCGCGAATTGTGCTAACTGACGTTGGTGTCATCATCAACAGCGTGGACCTTTCGGACCACGTTGCTTCGGTGACAATCAATCAGAACTTCGACGAGGTCGAGACGACCGCGTTTGGCGACGGCGGGCGCACTCGTGTCGGCGGCCTTGAGGACTCGTCCATCACGCTTGACTTCCATCAGGATTTTGCGGCTAGCGAGGTTGACGCGACGATTTCGCCGCTGGTCGGTTTGGCGACCACGTTTAACATCGGCCCGCTGGGGACTGCTGTGGCAGCGTCCGCGACCGCGCCGCGTTACACCGGCTCGTTCCTGCTGACGGAGTGGACTCCGCTAAACGGCGCCGTCGGCGAACTGTCCACCGCGTCAGTGACGTGGCCCGTGACTGGCGTGATTACGAGAGCCGTTGCATGATTTCTCTTAACCTGCGCGTCACCCACGACGGGAACACAAACGAATACGCTGTCGGGCCGAAGGTGCAGGTTGCTTTCGAGCGCGAATGGAAAGTCGGCCTGCCGAAGGCGCTGACACAAGACCAGCGCATGGAGCATTTGTATTGGCTGGGCTGGAAGGCTCAGCAGGCTTCCGGCGCGGTCGTCAAGCCTTTCGACGGCTGGCTTGAAGGTGTCGAGTCTGTCGAGGTTGCGGAGGCCGATAGCCCTTTATCGTAGGGGGAATGACGATGCTCGTGGCGCAGATGTCTATCGCTACGGGTATCTCCCCCAACGAACTGCTGGATGCGCCGCCTGACGTGTTTCGTGCAATGCTGAAGGTTCTGAACGATAGGGGCAAGCAGCAGGAGAAGGCGGCGAAGCGTCGTGGCTAGGTTCAATCCGTTCCCTGACGCCTTCCGTGCCGGTCGGAAGACCGGTGTTGTCGTCACGGGCCTAGACCGAACTAAACGGCAGATGCGCGAGTTCGCCCCGGACCTGCTGAAAGAAATGAACTTTGAGATTCGCCGGAACATTCTTGGGCCAATCATCGTCAGCGCGAAGAGCATGGTGCCGATGTCGCCACCGTTGCGACGTTGGAACCAGTCTG